AACGCATACAATCAAAGTGTAAGTCTAGCGTTCCGTTATCATCAACGCCCTCAGCAACAAGTTTCACGACCCTCGACCCTTGTAACTCATATAGTTTTAGCTGTCGCAAAGAGTGATCTCTTTGCAAGATAAATGAGCGACCGCCATTTCTGAAATGTCTGTTGTGCCAGTTGATTTGGTACTTTGAAAGACCACAATTCTTGATACTATTAGATTTTAATTCTAACCAAATTGATTGACCATTTATTAACCAATAAACATCTGGAATTCCATTGATAGTATTACTTTCTATGCGAAAAATTTGACCTTTTAACTTTAATGTTTTAATGCGTTTCCACAATAAACTTTCACGCTTTTTCATAATTTCTTTTAAGTCAAGAAACTTAATCAATCAACAAAAATATTACTACAAAAAACGATATAAAATAAAAGATTAATAATTCTGTTTCTATTCCAAACATATCAATTAGTCTTAATTATTGCTCTAGTTATGCCCTCTTCATCAGTTTTATAACGAACAAAATCAAATACTTTTAAATGTTTCAATAATGCTGGTTTGTTATACAATAGCCCTCTACCCTTTTTTTGATTACCTTTAGCTATTTTCACCCACATTTTTTCAACAACACCACCCAGATCAAACCAAACATAAACGAGATTATGATAATCTACCTCGAATTTTTTTATTTTGAAATATTGCTCTTTGCCGTGTTTTTTACAAGTGAACACTACATTTTTTTCTTCTTCGTACATTATTTTTTTTCCTGTAATCTTTTAATAAATTTAGCAACTTGCTCACAAACTATTATTGTTGTTATATGCCTGGTATTATTTAACTGGTCATTGTCTTTGCAATAATCTTGAAACAAGTAATCTCGCGATTTATTGGCTGAGTTATTAACATATTCAAGTACCTTATCTAAATCACTATTTGCCATATCTTAACCCGTCAATCCTTTCTTCATGTTGTTGTTTTTCAACTTCTCTTTTTGCGTCTTGATAGTCTTGCTCACTATGAACTCTTAAAAATGAAGCTCTACTCATCAATTTATAATCTCTCATAATTTCAGCTATATGAGAACTATAATTTGCCATTAATTAAATCCTTTCTAAACTTTTTAAATAGTTTTATTGCCTCTTTTTTAGTGTAAAAATAATATACTTTTGTTTGTAAATATCCATTTATAGTTTCTGATATTCGCCAAGCACCTTCGTTATTTCTGTCTACTACCATTAATACCTCTTTTATGTTTCAAAAATCTTTCAACATGCTGACCTTGTAAATGCACTTTTGAAAGTGGTTTTGGTTTAATTGCACCAAGCCCATCATTATATTTAATGGGCTTGAGTTTTGCTAAAAGTTTGAAAATCATACTCTTGTTGTTTTCAAAGTTGTTGCTGTTGTTTCCGTTTTATATTGCTCGTATAAGTCGGAATTTTCAGACTTGAACTTCTTACTATCAAAAATACTTCTTAAAGTTTTTTGAACTTCAACCATAATCTTTGATTTTTTATGTGTGAAAAGTTTTTTATCTGTTTTCATTTTCTCTAAAATAAATGCTTTTCTTAATTTATGCACTTTCGAGATTTGTTTGATAATCTCGTCGTCTTTAGAGTGTTCTAATACAATTTGCGCTAATGGTTTAGCACTAAATTGTTCCATTTGTTTTTGTTCCTTACTATTCATTGTTTCTACTCCTTTGTTAGTTTTAATAATAGTTTTGAACATATTTACTTATATCTTATTTAAATGGGAAATGTAAAGATTTATTTGTGTTCATTTTGGGTCAAGCAGGTAAGGTTTTTTTGTAGCCACAACCTATTTACTGACAAACCCACTCAACCCGTCTTTGTTCATAATGGGTTTTCCACAGAACAAAATTAGTACTTACCAAGAACAAGAATAGACAACTTTATTTCCTTTGTCTAATTCTGTGAGTACCCAATCGCAAAACTCTAAGTCTTGCTTTTCATACTCTTTGACGCTCTCCTCTTGGAATTGATGACCCCAAAAGAAACCACCATCACAGAAAGAATTTGAATAACCATTTTTTACTTCTTCGCGAAGTTCTTTGATAATGGCACTATCTAATTCAAGTTCCGCCAATCCATTAAACTCTTCAGCGTCTGGATTGCGTTGGTAAAAAACATTTTGCATAAATGTTTGAAGTCTTGCGTGTTTTCGCCAAACAAACCCATCTCTTTGAGGTTGATACTCATCAGAATAAACTTTTTTAAAGTCTATGTCTTTATGTCTTATATGTGCGAATTGATCTAACCCCATTATTCACCCCCTTGCGTAATTTTCAAAGTTTTTTCAGTAGGTATAGAGATAGCAATATTTGATTGTTTACAAATATTTTGTAAAGTTTTCAAAACTTCACTTCCTATCATATCACTATGCAAAACGTCTTTAGCTTGTTCTCGCCACTCTTCAATTTTTTGTAGATCTTTGGCTTTAGGCGAAGCATAAAACGCTTTTTCAACCTCTTGATGACAATTTTCTTTAAGTTTTTCTTCAAGTTTTTGATCCATACTACAAGTTCCATCAATGTCGGAAAACTCAAAAGAGGGGCAACGATTGTCCCATTTTCTAGACCTTTCCCATTGTTTAAACTTTTTTTCTATTTCAGCGTAAGCGTTTGAAACTTTTTGCAATAGATCATTTTTCTTTTTGTCATTAGAAAGAATAAAGTCGTTAAAATCTTTCTGTACTTCAACAAGTTTTTTGAGGTGCTTTTCAATACCTAAAATTTTAAGAAATTTTGGATATTGTTTTTCGCTTTTTTCGTTTATCTCATTGATAAACATACTCTCAATATCTTGTTTCTTTTCATCAAATTTATTTTCAATTTTATTATTCCAATAAATCCGATTGTCTTTGCTTATTTGTTTTTGTGTCATTTTTTACCTTTCATTGTTTAGTTAATGAAAGCTATATATGGGATATGATAAGATATGTCAAATTAAAAATAATAGAGTAAGAATTAAAATAAGTAGAGTAAGAGGATAGAAATAAATAAGTCTAATTAAGAAACCAATAAAATTTTGCATAAACTATATATAGTACAAAAAATTTTTTATACAACTAAATCTTCTTAATTTTTATAACATTTGAGTTAGGAATAATTGTAGAATTTCCAACTTCATCAATTTTTTTTGGGTCTTTATCGTTTATAGCGTAATCACCAAAAATTCTAGTAATACCACCAGTTTGAGAAAGTAAATGCCCTTTCGTAATACATACAGCCAACTTAGATGTTTTTAAATCATCTAAACTTATCCAACTCGGATCACTAACAATATCATGCCAACGACACTCAACCATAGGATATTTTTCAATATCAATTTTTTTCTTTTTATTGATCTTAATTTTTTTTCTCATATATTTTGCCCATGGTGATTTCCAAGGTTAAATTTTTTTCCCATAGCAATTTCCAAGGTTACATTTTTTTCGCCCATGGTATTTTTCAAGGTTTTACTTTTATTTTAACAGTTCCTACACTTGTATTAATTCCTGGATTATGCACTTCATGAAAAACAGTCATAAAGTTTGACCAGTCTTTAGTCTGTAACAGTTTTTTCTGGCGTAACGTCAACGATATTTTTCGCTTCACCAATTTTCTGTTCGAGCTCTGATAAACGTTTCTCAAGCTGTTCACGAGACATACCCTCCAATCCTACATGTTTAACTTCTGATTTATTTACAAACATTTCTGCCATCTGGCCAGATCTAAATTCAGCGTTTACCGCTACACCAAGTTGGCCTTTGTTTTCTGCTTTCTTAGACAAATCATCAAATCTTTTATATTTTCTTAATTTGTCTTTTTCATAAATTTGTAATTCTTTTTGTAGTCTTCTTTCTAAATATCTACACACATGTGGATTCAAATCAGGATTTGTTAATCTGGAAGCTATTTCCATTGGGCCATATTCCTTCTTAGACTCATAACCAGCTTGTTTGGCAGCCTCAACTTTAGTGATTTGGCCCCAATTCTCTACCAGTATATCAACAAAAGCTTTTTGCTTTTTTGTTAACTCAGTCCATGTTTTTAATTCATTCTTCTTTTTTGGCATCTTGACCTATTTATAACATACTTTGAGTTTACCCATATACCCCAAAAGTAGGAAAATATTTTTTAAAAATTAATTTTATATTGTTTGGATCAAGATTTTTCCTAGTTTTCTGGGAATTTTCCTAGTTTATTCCTAGTTATTTTTGACCTAGAAGTGTTTATTTTATTGACTTTTTCCTAGTTTCCTAGTTTTTTGGGCCTATAGAATTTTTTTTAAAATAATTTTTTTCTTAAGAGTGGGTATATAGGAACAGCCTAGCGCTCCATAAATTTTGAACAAAAAATGATATAACGTCTTATATCGTTTGTTCAGGCCTAATTAATCATAATGATAACCTCATATACTATTATATAACCGCACTTTTTTATTTTTAAACTTTTTTTATCAATAGTGGCAATTGTGGCAGAACCGTGACCCGTGGTCCTTGACTGTCTGTATCACTACTACATATACACGCTACACGGGACTTGATTGCCTTATTACACATGTTTATAATAATAGTACATTTGTTTTCATTCCTTTCTAAAAACCCTGGGTTATCAAAATCCAGGGTTTTTTTATTTGATTTATTTATTTTAATACAGTAATGTTTACCTATGTCTTTAATGAAGACTACTTCGTTGTTTAGGTTTAGCGTGGGTTTGTCATCTTTTGCCCACGCTAATTTAACTTACAGTCCTAGAAAGATTCCGCCATGACTAACTCATTGTAAATAATATAAGATTCGTATAAAAATCTCTCATGGCACATATTCAACCAGTCTTCCCAACACCACTTTACATAGATAACATAGATAACGAAATAACAAACGAAGTTATAAATTTCATTAACAAATTCAAACTAAAAGACAATAGAGAAAATTTAATGTCAGAAGTAACTTACGTTCTAGACGAACCTATATTTCAATCATTCAAAATTAAATTAATAGTTATGCTAAAAGAATATTTAAACAGGGTTCTCGGTGTTGATCTTAAAAAGGTACAACCTATAATAACCCAATCATGGTTAAATTTTAATAAAAAGGGGTCTAGTCATCATGCTCATTGTCACCCAAATTCAATAGTTTCAGGGGTAATTTACTTAGCAGCTAATCGCCAATACGACAGTATAAATTTTCATAAACAAGAATATAGCTCACTCAAAATGAATCTAGAAAGATTTACAGAGTTTAATTGTGATAAGTTTTCTTGGAAGGTTGGTAAGGGTGATATTATTCTCTTTCCATCAAGCTTGGTTCATAGCGTAAGCCCTAATACACAGGATCAAACTAGAGTAAGTTTATCTTTTAACACTTTTATAAAAGGTAGTTTAGGTTATGAAACGGAATTAAATAAACTGACTATACTTTAATAGAAACAAATAAAGTAGTTACAACAATCATCTTAGCACTCATGACTTTCTTTCGGGCTTCTTCAACTTTACTTCTAAGATATTTACGTGATTCTTTATCCTTTGCGGACTTTAATTTTTTAAACATTTGCGTGTAATCATTCCATCTCATATGTTTTTCTAAGAAAACGATCGCTTGATTTTTTAAAGCCTTTTTATAATTTAATCTAACTTCATCAGGATCCCAACCGGCCCACCAACAGACTTGTTCAAAGTCATTACCATTAAGAATCCATTCATGTGCATCAAATTTATATACACTAGTCTTACGATCTGCAGCTGTAGCCCTAGCATCTTCTATAGCATTGAGAATAACATAACGCCAAAGTTTCTCCTCTGGTAATTTATGATTATCCGTTATAAGGTCACTAGCAATATTAGTGCCCATAAGTTTTAACAGCTCTGGTGAGTAAATCACGATGGTATCTCTCTTTGTTAGACTTTCTTTGAGAGGCGACCTCGTAATTAATGTGGAGATCCGACAGTAATGTGGTTTTCTCAGCGCCGGTTAATTTATAATCCACTATAAAGTTTTGTAAGGTTTTAAATTCTGTATCTACTTTTTTCATATTTGCATTATACATCATTTTTCTTTCCACCCTCTATTACTTTAAATGGTAATACATCTGCTTGTGGTTCCTTTTCATTACTGTGAATAATAAAGATATCTAGCGCATCTCTGTGAAATCTAAAGTCAATGCCCTCTGCATCGTAACCAAAATTAACACCAGTTAATAAAGAGGATATAATATTTACACCTTTATCATACTGTCTTCTGGGTAGTTTTTTACTTAACAAAACAAGAAATTTTGTTAATTCACTTGGGCTAGTCTTTTTTATTTTCTTTGACATAATTTTCACACATCTCAAATACACTTAACATATCGTCATACGTGACCCGTGATGCGTGATTACTATGTCCTGATCCGAAGCAAAAGATACAGTTAGCAGTGCTCAGAGAACCTCTGACATATCCATTTCCTTTGCATTCTTTGCAAATCGGTGAAGATTTAATAATAGCTATACTCATTTTGAACCTTATTGCAACCTTGATTATTTTGTTACGACTCGACCTGACTTTTCTCTTTTACGATCGGGCCATTTACATTTTATAGTGGTTTTACGATTTTCGCAATAGATTACGATATCATGACCATAAGGACGATCATATATCCAAAATTTTTTAAAATTAGGTAAAGTTAAAAAACTCTCACCATTCCTAGTTTTTTTTGCCATTTGCCCTTTCAATCTTACTCCATAAATAACCTATAATTAGAATTATAAGAAAGTAAGTAAATATCGGATTAATCATTAAAACTAATCCAAAACCTTTTAATACTTCAATAAACATTGAATTAAAAAATTATAGCTCCAATAATTAACCCAACAGTAAACCATACGATTTCTTGCCTATAAACCATATGCCATACATGAAATTTTTCTATATATTTTTTCATTAATCTAAATCATCAAACTTAGGTGATTCGTCTTTATTTTTTAAGATATAATTATTTACAACAAACCAACCTATTACACTCGCTACTAATATTGCACCCATTCCTACAAAAAATAAACCTATCATTTTTTTCTATGTCTTCCCATATACCAATCACCAGGTTCATAATCCCAACGTTTTCCATGATGGCCCCTTATGTCAGCATACCACATTCTAAGTCTTACAATTAATTTTTTAGTTCTTAACCACATCTCTAAATTTTATAAACTCATTCTTAATATATTTCAACAAATCCTCATACTTTTTTTCTGCATCAGTAGACTTAAATTTATTTCTTTCTATACCGTCTACTGATAAAGTTATCTCATCAGTAATTTGGTTATATTCTACAGTAAAACTTTCTTTACCTTTTGTATTGAAAAAAACTCTTTTAATATCTACTGCGGTAATAGTCATTTACTATTACCTTTCTTTTCAAGATCTGCTTTATATTTATCTACACTGGTTCCTTTCTTTTTAGCTTGAAATCCTATGTAGTCGTGCAATATTTTTTGAAACATCGCAGCAGGAGCTCTATACTTATCTGCACAAAGTCCTTTCAATAAAGTATGGTCCTCTTTTCTGATCGCCATACTTTTCCATTTATTTATGTCCATGTCTTTCCTTTCTTTGTTTAATATATTTTAGTAAATCATCAGCTTTAGCCAATTGACAATATCTCAGATAGCAAACTTTCCATCCCGGCCTTGTTTTAGATCTATTCATACAAAACTTAAAACGTTTATCTGCTATCTCTTGTCTTTTTTCCAAACCTGCATAAATTTTACCAACTGGGTTATACTCATTCCATAAATTTAGGGCCACATTATTTGTGTACATAAACTTATAAAATTTTTTCATTGCGTTTATTTTAAGAAGTCTTACGTCCATATTTTTTCTTTTGTTCCTTTGCCCACTTAGCTATTGTATAGTTTCTTTCAATCTTAAAATACTTAGACTTTTTTACTCCAGACAGATAAGCCCTCATAAGATTTATTGTTTCTTCTAATATTTCTTTATCTGTGAGATATTTTCTTTGTCCATGAGCTGAAGATACAAAATTAACTTTAACTTTATAATCGTAACATCTTGGCATTATTTTTTCTCCTTACAGTTTTCTTTTGCAACATTATTTCCTTCTTTCTCTACAAACCATACATATGACCACTCTTTATGATCAGGTGTGCATTTTTTTCCAAACTTAACAGTATATGTGGCAGAGCATGCTGTTAAGAATAAAGCTATGATAGCTACGGTAATTACTGTTAATAATTTAGTTTCCTCAGACATAATTGTCTCCTTTCCTTTTTATTAAACCATTAAGACTCCAGCCATAATGATTAGTTAACTTTACTAATGAATCACCAGACATTCTACAAATGCCGTGTTCATATTTATTAATACTTTGATGTGATACATTTAATATTTTAGCAATGTCAGATTGTAAAAGACCGTTTGCTGTTCTATGATGTCTTAACCAACTGGCTATTGTAAAACTAAGATTGTTTTCTTGATCGAACATACCATTCCTCCTTTTTAAACTCTTGAAGTGAGTTTGCCTTAGACTTGAGTATTGCAACCCATTGATCAAACCAAGGATTATTTTCGTCAAAAGACATTCCTTTGTTGAATGAAGCTCTATTCATAGCAGCTATTCTTTTTTCTTGCCATGAACCCACTTTGTAGGGATCTCTTGAATAATCTCCAGAATCTTGTTTCTGTGCTATCCAAGCTGCAAATTCTTCATCTGTCATTTTTGTCATCGGTAACTTATATAGATAAGATATTATAATAAGTCAAGCATATCTTTACAGAACTTAAAAAAATGGTATGTATTCTCATGAAACTTGTTTATGCAATGATAATATTCGGATATGTCTGTAATGACCATCCAAATATGGACGATCAATGCACACAGGTATATATTCCTGGAGCTATAAGCCATGCTGATTGCTCAGTTAAGTTCTATAGCTATCTCAGCCGCTATCAAGACGAAATCGCAAAAAAAGGGCTATCTATGACCCATAAAGAGGTATATTGCCTGTCAAGTGACCCCGATGTTGACATGGTGCATAAATTTTAATATTATATCCTATGAAAGCTTATCGTATCCAAGCTAGAGCATGTGGTAAATATCTGAGGGATATTATCAAAGCTGATACAGTCATAGAGGCATTGAATAGGTTTTCACAACGAGTAAAAGACGGGATTATAACTGCCTTAGATGAGGACTTTTATAATCATAAAAAAACCGTCATAACTTATGAGGAACTTGATGAGTCCGGAGAAAAGAAGACTGTTAGTGAAGCTCCAGAAACTTGAGAACCAGTGGTCATCTGATTTAATTTTGAATGGCCGAGTTACTGTAGAGATGCACAAAACAGAAACTGATATTAGATCTACAAGAAACACGATTAAATATCAGGATGTACAGGAAAATTTAGCTCAAGCACAAGCTTAAGTTAAATTTTAAAATTTTGAAAAATCGTATTTTTTCTGCAGGACACCTATCGGCTTTTCATACTCATAATGATTTATAACCTTTAATAATTTTGGTCTCTTCACAATACTAAATGGATATATTTTTTTTGCGACTTCAAAAGCTTGTCTATGAGAACATCTCCAACGCCATTGATCTTTTCTACTAAAACCAAGATTACTTTTGTGTGAAATTGTTCCGACTCTAAATGTGTTATAAAAATAATGTAATGGGTCTAACTCAATCATATTAATCTCTAAAGTAATTTTCCAAACTAAATGAGAAGTCTTGCCTTCATTTCTAGATCTAGGATATTGTTTATACATCACACAACCTTCTCCATCAAAAAGGCCTGCACAATATGCTATATCTTCGTTACTTCGCCTGACCCCAGGAGGTACCCAAACCATAATCAACTACAAACGGAACTTTAAACTCTATCGTTTGCTCCATAATTTTTTTTATTTCTTTTGCTTGTTCTTCTTTCTTTATATTAAAACAAAGCTCATCATGAATTTGTAACATAGGTAGATGTCCTGCTTCATAACAATCTATCATAGCTTGTTTTGTTTGATCTGCTGAGGATCCTTGTATTAATCTATTTAAAGCTTTGTAGGTATAGGCTCGTTTAATATTTTCTTTTCCATATTTAGCTATTGCATTATCTTCTTTTTCAGCAACATGTAAACCAAAGTCTTTTGTTTCCCACATATCGAATCTACACTTTCTACCTTTTTTAGTTCTTATCACACCTCTCTCTTGAGCTGTGTACATACACTTATCAGACAACTGTTTTACAAATGGAACTTTTCGATTATATTTAGAAATTAAAACATCAGCCTCCTCTTTAGTAACACCTAAACTAATAGCTAATTTATTTTTTCCCATACCATACATTAAACCTAATCCAATAGTTTTAGCTTGAGTTCTTTCAATACCCACTAAGTCTGCAACTGTTTGATGAAAATCCGCTTTTGCATTTTTGTAAGACTCAATTAATTCTTGTGATCCCTCATACCCATCACCGATAGAAGCTGCATAATGAACCGTCATCCGTGGCTCTTGTTGCGAGTAATCAAAGCTTCCCCATTGATGGCCTTCTTCTGGTATAAATAATGATCTAATTTTAGGACCAAACTCTTTGTTTCTAGCAGGCACCTGTTGTAAGTTTGGATTAGACATACTTAATCTTCCTGACACTGTACCACCATGTTCAGATTTCAACTGCATTATTTCACCATGTATCCTACCTTCGACTTGATACTTCATTATAGAAGTTAAAAACGTTCCATGAAATTTATTAAGTTCTCTTCCTTGTAATACTAACTTTGCTAGTTTATGATTAGAATTAACTAACCAGTTATGAGTAAATGAAGGTTCACCAGTTTTTGCAGTTCTTGGATAATCTATTTTTAATTTGTCAAAAGCTGTTCCTATTTTTCTGGCGTTCCAAATATCGACCTCTTCTCCTGAAACTTTTTTTATTTCTTGCAATACTTTCTTTTCTTGGAGTATCATTTCTTTTTTTAATGATTCAGCACGGTCTACCTGCACTCTCACTCCTCGTTGACGCATTTTTATTAAGATAGGTAATAGTTTTGATTCTAATTCCCAAACAGTTGTTAAGCTTTGTTGAGCTATCTCTTGCTTAAATCTCTGCCATAATAGGAGCGTGAGGCGTGCATCTTGTTCAGCGTAAAATCCTACATGCTCAGCAGGTAGCTTCCACATCTCTGCTTTTGGGTCTACACCATGTGCAGCCGCTGCAGCTTTCAAATCAGTTTCTGCTTTTATCTCTCCTAAGTAATCTACAGATAATGCATTCAAAGAATAAGAAAATCTATTCTCATCAATTATGGCTGCCGCTATCATAGTATCAACTATATCGCCATTAACTTTGATACCCTCAGCTTCTAACCAACCTACATCGTATTGAGCATTGTGAAAAATTTTAGTGCATGGTAAAGCACAAACTTTCTTCATATAATTTTTAACTTGTTCGGGTATCATGTTACCCCCACCGAAATGGCCAAAAGGAAAGTAACCTTGCCAACCTTCTACAGCTACAGCAAAACCAATAATATTACCCTTACCTAAAGCCCAGCCTGCACCTAGACCATCAGATAATCCATCATCTTTTGTCTCTAAATCGATTGCTATTTCTTTAGCTCCAGTTAAATCTTTATACTCAGATGGGCACGACCAAATGTGTTTTTTAAAATTCATTGTTAGTTGTAAACTCATTATTTTCGCATTTTTCTTTTTTCAATAATCTTCTTATCTTTACGTAATCTTGATATTTCTAAATCACAATAATGTTTTACTTTTTGCAAGTCTTCTTCTCCACCCTTTTCTAAATACCTTACAAGATATTTAATACATACCCCCTGAAAAAAATTTAATTTGTTTAGTGATATGAAATCATATGGTGATATGGCATAACCCTTATAGTGTCGGCCGCCTATTTGCCTATCTTTAGGATCATCTATTTTGTCAAACATTCCTACGTCAGTCATTCATTTTCTCCTTAATATAGATTAAATAATCTGCTCCTAATGGATAGTTATATTTATAGTCTGTTCGAAGTAAATGTAAAGTTCTTTTTGCTCTAGTGACTCCGGTATACCAAACTTTCCTTTCATCTGTTTTATCATCTCTTTTTTTATGTCCAAAGTCTGATGCATAATTACCTTTACTGTACATGACTACATGATCAGCTTCATCACCTTTTACAGAGTGTATTGTATCTATAATAATTTTTGGATCCTGATCTAATTCTTCTTGTCCATAGTTTCTAAGTAGTCTAATAAAGTGTCTAGTTTGTTTTGGTTTAAAGTTTCTTCTCAATATCCAAAACCATGGCTTCTTTTTAGATTTATCTGGTAGTGCAAGACCACACCAATCTTTTAGTTCTTCAAAACTGTAATCTCTAAAGTCTGGTTCTCCCATCCAAAACTTATCTCCTCTAAAACTTGTTTGCGATAACTCACGAACATATCTGTATAAATTTTGAGCATCATGTTTGTTTATCTTTTTACTATTACTTAGTCTTGTCCAAGACTTAATTGCTTGCCATTGTTTTTGATCAAAACATTTATTCTCGTGGTTATCTTTAAAATATAATCCTGCATCTTTTGCTATCATCCTTAATTCATTAACAGTGCTGTTAATTCTACCTAATATAAACCAAGTTCCCTTTTCTTTTTTTATAGGTATGTCGCTAAAATCAAAATAGCTTTTTACATAACCATCCTTATCTGAAGGCAGGTATTCTTTTTCTATACTACCTTGTATGCCCCTACGAATAATTTGTGAGAAGTGATGTATAGCCTCCCCAAATCTTCTTGTCTTTCTTAATCTAACTTTTCTACCAGGAAAATAATCTGTAAAATATAACGGGTCAGCACCATTCCATTTGTATATACCTTGATCATCATCACCAGCAAGATAAATACGTTTTACTCTTTTGGCCATCTTATAAATTACATCCCATTGAAGAGGAGTACAATCTTGAGCTTCATCTAAAATTAAAATATCTAATGGTGGAAAGTTTACTTCATGTATTGCTCTTTCAATCATGTCATCAAAATCTATGAAAGATCTCTGACCACCAGAAGTTTTATAATGCTCATATGTTCTTATCTTTCTTACAAAAACATCTAGATTATCTCTTTTATACGCTTCTTGTTTGTAAATAGTAGTTGGACTTTGTCTTAAATTTCTAGCTTTGCTATATATTTGTAAGGACCAATCTTTATAAGTAAAGTCATCTTCAGATAATCTTGAGTCTGTTCTTTTTACAATATGATTTTGTAATGCATAATCAATCATACAATCTTTAGGGTCAAAAACTTCTTCTTCAAAAAATTTTCTGCAGTATCTGTGTAAGGTGCTAAATTTACTGAAGTCATCTTCTTGATATTGAGGAAAAGCCTCTAGAGCTCTTTCTTTTGCAGTATTAACAGCTTTATTTGTAAAAGATAAAAAAGCTATTTGTTGTGGTCTAGCTCCTTTTTTTAAATGGCCTTTTAATACTCTTTCTATAAGTGTGAAAGTTTTTCCTGTACCTGGTGGCCCAAATATTTTTATAGTCTTTTTCTTAAATTCTTTTAGAAGTTTAAGTTCTGAATTTTCCTGTGTGGTATTCGTCATCTAATTCTGATATTTGATTTTTCTTTTGTGGTGCCTTTTTCTTTACCTCTTTATAAACAACGAACTCTGGCATTTTAACAGACCAAACATTTTTCTCTCCTTCATGATAATCTAAATGCTGACAATCCAATAACTTCATTGCTTCTTTTGTAGTGTTAAAATATTTCTTTCCTGATATGAATCTTTTTAAAGTATTTTGTTTAAAATAACAAATCTGTGTTTTAGAGTCCACTACAACG